ATTCCTGATTGTTTAGCAATAATGATTGTCTGGAATCGAATGGTATCGTTCAACTTATTGATTGTAGGCTCTAACCTTGCTAAAACATAAACTGCTATGAATACGGGGAATCCTACTTGAGAAATCATTTCAACCCATGCTTCCATCTAATCACCATCCCGTTATAGGAAGTAGTTCCTAGTGAATTCAGAACTATTCCCCATGCTCGAAAAAACCTTGACGATTCAAGTAATTTACTACAGCGTCAATGAGTAAAGACAAAATAGGTTTTTTGAATAGTTCTGCCCATGCAGGTAATTTGATTCCTGCTTTATCTAATTCCTCCATTAAGGCTGTGAGAACCTGCTTCTTCTTCTGCTCACCTGTTCCACCTTCTGCTTCAAAGAAGGTTGCTAGTGGAACAATAAACCCTGCAATTGTTACTAAAACCTGAAGAAACTTAATCATTAGAATAACCTCCCTTCATCCTTCACTTCTTCATCTTCAACTTCTTCATCTATAAAATCATCCCGAACCCTCCAACTTGACGCAAACTCAACTGTTATAGAAGTACTATACTTCTTATTGATTTTATCAACTGCCTTCTGCCTACACTCTAACATATTATCAACTAGAGGATAGATTGAATTAGAGTTTATTTCTATTTCTTGTGAAATCAATCTTTCCTTCTTCATGTTGAAATTAGAGTTTAAGCCTAATTCATTATATAAACTTGCCTTCGTGTATTGATGAAGTTCAATTAAATCAACTAGCCTTGTAGAACTATTTTCAACTACCGTTTTCGCTTTCAGGCTTTCATAAAGCCTATTCTCCATGATGAACCCTAGTTCTCCATCTTCCAACTTCTTCAAATACTGTCTAGCACTTTCCGCTGTGTTATCATCATTAACAGAAATCAGGTTGTTAGTTCTCTTGTTGATAGTGGAAAGAATCATTGTAATAGTGTTTTCGGTGAGAATAGTTCCATACTGTGAAATAAGGGGAATTAACCCTATTCGCATATAATCATTGGAAATAAGAACCCCTTCATCAATTCTGAAAGTCTTATTCAAACTTAAAGCAGGGGAAGAAACAACTATTTCCGTAGGTTCTCCATAAACCCCCTGAACCCCTCCTAATCCACCTGTGAAGGCATATAAGTTTCCTTCATGTTCAGTAACGAAGGCGAACCCTTCAACCTGCAACATCTTTTCAAGTTCTTCAGCAGGAAGTGTTTCAGGCAACCCTTCATATTTGAACATCTGTAAAGTTCTAACCAACATATATCGAATAAATGAATCTAAATTCCTTTTCTTATCTCTGAAGTCATACCTTCCGAATCCTGTAGTCATTGGAAAAATCCTCCTCCAATACTATTTTACAATACTAATAGAATTTTGTCAACTACAATGTCCTGCAAATTTTCAGATAATTGTTTATTGCATCTCCAACTTCATTATCCTGATAAAAGACTTTATCTAATCGGTAAAATTCTGCTATCCTCCTTCCTATTTCAGTAGTAGGCTTAAATATGCTTCTGCTCCAATTCAACTTATGAGAATGTTCTAAACTATAGATTATATCTTTATCTTCATCTTGAATAGGTGTTGTTTTCCTGTGAATGTAGGTGAACATCTCATTGTCAACTTCAACAATTTCTGCCTGATATATCTGCCCATCAAATATAATGAAGTAAATGAAGATAATATCTTTAGGTGTGTACTTAACAGGCAAGTGNGGGTAAATGTCTAACTCCCATGCTCCTGAAGTAATCATTTTCAGTTTAGGATTGTCGAAGGCGAAGTAAATATCTGAATCCTTACTAACATTCAAAGATGAACAATATTCAACTGCAACTGTTAAAGGTGAATTTCCATAGGTGTAAACATCAATTGAACCCTGCTCCATCTTCTGAACATGATTCAAACCCATCTCCTTAAAATAAGGGCAGAACTTATTAACCGTATTGCCCAACATGAAGATTTTCACATTATCCCTTTCACGAACTATTGTTGAAATAGTATTCATAAAGAGAACAAATTCATCAGGTAAATACATACCCCTTGTTAAGAATTCATCAAATAGAATTGTTCTCACTTTAGGGTATGAAATAGACTTGTTATGCTCTGTGTCAGATAGGGCAAAGGCATGAGCAAATAAATCTGTTTCAGCATTATAGATAGGCTTTCCGCTTTCATCATAATTGCAGAAGTAGAACCTTCCTGCATAGTAGTGAATTCCTTCAAATTCACCTTTACTAAGCTTCTCAACCTCCCCATTCTGAACAACTGCATTGAAAATCCCACTTGCCCTTTTACCTCTTATATCCTCCTGCCACCTGCGAAGAATTGCAAGTTCTCCACCATGTCCATTAAAATATTGGTCAATAGCATATCGAAGAACTGCATAGGTTTTCCCATTACTTCGTTCTCCAAATATAACATTGTAAATTGCGTCATGTCGCAGAATTCTGTCTAGGGAATAATATTTCATTTTAGGCTTCTTTCCAAACAACCCCTTCTTCTTTCCCATTCTAATTACCTCCTTAAACTATTTTCTGCCCTGTGTAAAGATAACCTTTCTTCAACTGTTCAATAAAATGAACATACTGTCTAGCTAATGAAAGTGTGAACTCTGCCTTCTCTAAATGAACTGAACTTCTAGCTTCTGCCCTACCCTCCTTTCCCTGATAGTCCATAATCATATAATCTTGTGGCGTGTCGATATAAGTGTGAGTGTTCTTCCCTGTTTCTTCAGCAGGAATGTAGAGTTCATCATCAAACATTTCAAACACCTTGCTGTTATCGTTGTTACATTTCCGCTTCATGTATTTCAACCCATTAGACTTTGAAAGTCCTGCAACCGTCAATTCTAATTCCCCTGTTGCTTTATGCTCCACTAAATAACGTTTAGCACCTAAAGTTTTGAACCTTGAATATTGCCCATCTAAATCCCATACACCTATCAACGCAACAACCCCTTCCTGCGTTTTAGGCTTCATACGATTGAAGGGAATCTTGTATAAGGAACAAATTTTCTTCAACTTTTCTTCAATCATGTTGTTATACCATTCAATGAAAGGCTTGTGCTTATCATAATTCAAGAATTTTATGGAATCAGTATCAGCATACACATAATCGTCACCCATACTAATAATTCCATACCATAAATTCCTTCTTGCATAGGCTGTAACCCAAATCCCCCAAGGATAGTAAAGAAACCTGTTGAATGATTTATTGTAATCATCAATCTGTTCTTCAACATCAGCAGGAAAGGTTTCCCATTTACCATCATAAACAATGGTATCACGGACAACTGCTGTTACGCACATTCCATAAATAGAATTCAACATTCCCTTTGATAAAACATATTCAACCTCCTTTCCTTCTACACCCTTCAGAACTGTTTTATCCTCATACAGATTAACTATGCAATCAATAATTGCCTTCGGCAAATACCCCTTGTGAAACCTATAAACATTAGCAACCTCCATTGAATCCCATTCATAAACCTGTTCAATAATTTCAAAGTCAACATCTGTAATCGTACTGCACAGTAAATCAGCAGATTGAATCCTACCATTATTAACTATAGGCTTCTCCAACTTCCAACATTTGGATTCACTAATATAGCTGTCCTGTGTGATTTTACATCTAATATTGATGAATCTAGCTTCAAACAATAGGCAGAACCTTCTTCTGTAATAGTCAAAGGAATATTCTTCTGTTATCTCCGTAGGAATTGGCTTGCTCATTGGAAACTTCTCTGTCAACATAACCGCAGGATAGGAAGAAGTGAAGTCAATCGAAGTAACATCTTCCAACACTTGCCCTACATAGTTAGCATTGGCATGAGTGAACCCTCCCATAAATGCTCTAGATAACATAGAATAAACTTCAGGTGTTAACACTAAATCTTCCATCAACCTTCTATAACGCCAAAACCTCCCCTTTGATTTACTCTTACCATAGTAACATTCATTCCTTACATATCTCCGAACCCTCCCTGTGTTAGTCATAGGAATTTGTGCAATATTCCCGTAAATCTCCATCTGTTCATTGATATAGTAGAGAACAATTAATATATCGTTAACACAATAATCTATTTCAAGTTCAGTCAACTCTGTTCCACTATGTCTAATTAAATCATATTCCAAATTTCCCACTAACTTCTTAACTTTATGCTTCGTCAAGTTTTTGGCTACCCTTGAAAGTGCCATTCCTGAAAGAATGTAACTATCCCTGAATTCAATTCCTGTTGTAGTTAGTGCTTTAATTGGCTTCCTAACCTCAACTGAAAACACTTCCTCCCATTCCAAATAATCTTTCATAAACTGAAATTCATAGCCCAAATTGTGAACATATATAACTAAACGCCTTGCATAGTTCGTGCCAAAGAACTTCTGAAGNATATCCATAAACTTTACAAATTCATCCCATGTTCTGCCAAAATAAACGAAATCTGAATTCTTGAACCCTATCATCCAAACATACATGAAGGCAGATTTATTTCCATCTGCTAAATAGGTTGAAGTGACTTCAATGTCGAAGGCAACTTCCAAATTAATATAGCTAATCTTCTTGTTAGTAGTGATAACTTCATATTCAATCGAATTCAGTTCCGTTAGCAGATCAATCATTTCTATTTTAGCTAGAATTGAACCTGTTTTTTTTAGCATATCACCACCAACCTATAAGCTAAAATTTTATTCTAGTCCAATTAGAAATAGCATCTTCAATCCTTTCTAAGGTTTGTTCATACTGTAGGGCATCAAGAACCTTATTCATTATTGCTTCAACATCAGCATCACTACGTTCTAAATCAATTTCTTCATGTTCTACAACTACATTCACGACTTCCCAAATTTTATGATAACCTATTGCACTAGCAGAATCCTCTACAAGTCTAAGATATTCCTCTACTTTCTCAGAAACTCTGAAGAAATTCCTCAGCTTGTCAGGAAGTTCTTTAACAGATCTATACTTAACCCCTGTCATATTAGCAACTTCCTTCAAGTATTTGTTGGCTTCCTTAACTAGTGAAGTTTTAGAATCTAGGAATCTGTTCAACCTTGCAAGTTCCGCCTGAAGTTCGTTATAGTCCTTTCCACGAACTCCGAACCGAACTTGCCCATCTTTAACCCATTGTTGATAGGCAGGAAGTTCTGTTAAGTTATTTTTTTCAAGTCTTTTTAAACGCTTATGGGCAATATTTGCTTTTCTTTGAATCTCTTTTTTTAATTGTTTTAGTTCACGTTCAACTATTGCTTTCATTTTATCAGCTTTAACAGGTATTATTTTCATTATAAACCTCCTTATAATAAATCGAATAGTCCTATTGCAAACTCCCTTTTCTGTTCTTCATCAGCTAAATCATAATAGGCATATAGATAACGAATGTTATTAGCCCTGCCCTGTTCAAAGGCATGAACATTCTTCAAATTCAACCCATTCTTTTTACTGAACTCCGTTAAGCTAATATTTAAGATATTTATTCTAAACTCCTTGCAATATCTTCCTATCTCTACCATTGAAAACACCTTCAACCCTCCTTATAATAAAGAAGGGGGATTTAACAACCCCCCTGCCTGCTTTAGAAAGGAACTTATTCTTTAGGTTGTTTTTCAATCCACTTGAAACCATAGAAAGTTCCATTGTACTTGTGAGAATAATATTCGTAAATTGAAATTGATACAAGTCCATCATTAATCATCTGCACCAATTCATCATCTGCTATAATCTTCTTCACATCTGCAACCGCGTGATTCGGCAGATTGATGAAGAATCCATCTGTTACTGCTGTAGCACGTTCCCCATACTTCCCATTATTAACGTAAAGTGCCCTGATTGGATAAGTAGCTTCTTTTCCGTATTCCTTGTAAAGTTCTTCTAACTTCCTATACTCATAACCCTCTGTGTTGATAGCATTAAATTCAGAACCTCTGTTAAATCTGCTGAACCCCATTAATAACAACTCCTTCCAATTTTAATTTTCTTCAAGTTGAAACCCTTGTTCCTGTTTACCTACAAACTCCATGAACTCCCTGAACTCCTTCAACTCCTGCCTAAGTTCGGCAACTGTTCCTTTGAAACTGTAAATCCCGAACTTCATAGTATAACCTCCCTTCAACCTTCTATTCACATTATAAAGTGTTCAGGTTCCAATGTCAAGAGAAAAAATGAAAAAAATATTTATTCATTTCCCATGCATAATATTTCATCAACCCCTAATTGTTCCACGTGGAACATTCACAGAAAATTTAACAAACATTTTACACTTGTCAGTATTGTGTTAAATATTGGCAAGTGTATATTAT